GTTGGTAGAAAAGGTGACGGTAACGGTCCTGGTTTAGTATTCATGCCTTACTTAATGGCTGAATCAGTTCAAACTATCGCAGAAGGTACAATGGCTCCGAAAGTTGCTGTTAAATCTAGATTCGCTTTAGTTGAAGCAGGTTTCCACCCAGAAACTATGTACTATGCATTTACAATCAATCCAGGTACAGGTACAGAAGAACAAAAATTAGCTAAAACTAATACTCTTGCTGGTGCTGGTAGCTTAATCTAATCTTAGATAAGTAAATACTTAAATAAAAAAGGCTTTCAGAAATGAAAGCCTTTTTCTTTTTGGATATATACAGAAAGAAAATACAAATTCTACTATGAAAAAATATAGATTGAACGAAGCATTAGTTTCTTATGATGCTTTTTTAACAAAAACCAATGAATCAGATATGAGTTCAAGCATGAGTGCTTCAACATCACCGTCTGGAAGTAATGTAAAAAATACATCTACGGTGTCTGATTTTAAAGTTGATTCAGAATATGTTACTAATCTATCAGCTGAAATTGATAATATCATCAATGGCTTAAAAGATATTTCAGTTCAATTAGAACCAGAATCGGTAGAAGAATCTGAGAGTCAATTGAATGAGAGTTTAGCGGATACATTCTTCGGTGGAGATCCTTTATTTCCTTTATTAGCTGGTGGTTTAGCTGGTATTTTAGGTATCTTTGGTCTAGGTGTTAAAGCAATTAAGGATTCAAAAAGAAATTCAAAATTGGGTGCTTCAGTTGAGGCAGATTATAACAAATTAAAGACCTTAAAGGTACAAGAAGTAAGATTAGAAGCAGCTATTGATAAACTTAAACAAAGACAAGAGACATTCAAAGCGGATTCAGGCTTAAAAAGCGATGAAGAAGATATTGAAAATAGAACATCTACTAGTGATGAACCAGATCCAGCTGCAGCTAAAGCGAAAGCCAAAATGAGAATGGTTTCACAAAAGATCAATACACAAATTCAAACTATTCAAAAGAAAAAAGATGATGTTTCTAAAGCTGTTGAAGAATTTCAAGCTCATTTAGATGAAAAATACAGTGCTGATAACTTAAGTGGATTCTTTTCTGGTAAAGTTAGAAAGCTTATTGCATTCAAAAAGAATGAAATTGCTAACACAGTTGCCGAATTGAAATTGAAATTGTTATCAGATGACATGGATCCAGAAGAAAAAGCTAAATTAGAAGAGACTATCAAAAAGACTCAAGAAGACATGAAAGCTGGATTAGAATCTGTTAAGAAAGAAGATCAAGAAAATGAAGCTAAAGTTGACGCTAATAAAGATAAAATCATCGCAGAATACGATAAGAAGATTAAAGAATTGGAAGATTCTAAAGAAGGTCAAGACGAAAGACAATCTTTGGCAACTGACATGAAAATCGTTGGTTTCAAGATGCAAAAAGCTAAACTTGAAAAAGACACAGAGAAAGTAGATCTTTTCAAAGGCAAATTAAATGACCTTAGAAAGAAAATTAGCGAATTAGGCGACGAAGAACCTGCTAAAGAAGAGCCAACATCAGAAGAACCAAAAGCAGAAGAACCTGCTAAAGAAGAGCCAAAAGCTGAAGAGCCAAAAGCTGAAGAACCTGCTAAGAATTCAAAAGATGACAAATTAGCAAGAGTTGATGCTTTGATTAAAAAAGAAGAAGAAAAAGTTTCTAAAAATCCAGAAGCTGAAAAAATCAAATCAAAAATATCTGAGCTTGAAACTGCAATCGATGATCTTAAGAACAAAGAGAAGAAAGACAAAAAAGATCAAGATAAAATTGATGTGATGATAGCTGCTCTTAATTCTAAGAAAAAAGAATTGGATAAAGCTACGGGTAGTGAAAAACTAAATAAATTAAAGGATCTAAAAGATAAGATTGCTGCAAAAGAATCTTGGCAGTTAGAAGGTACTGAATTGGGTAGAATTTTCGAGATGGAAATTAAGAAACTTGAATCAATGATTACCTTAAATGAATCATTATCTGTTAAAGATGCATTCTCGAGATTAATCTAATCTCTCTGGACGACGAGGTTTTGCATTACGTTTACTGTAATTCATAAAAGCCTTTTGTTGCTCTAGTAATATATTTTGACAATACTTTTTAAACTCAATGGTCGATTTCAGAATTCTGGAGTCGACCATTGGTGCTTTAAGAGCATCCATATATTCCTCGTCCAAGAAGTTCTCCATATCAAAGCACATAAATTTGGCTTTGATTGGTTTACCAGAAAGAGCACAAGTCCAATCAACTGTGGTATATGAGTCAATTAGCTCATCTTTTTTAACTATTTCATCAGTTGTCCTGTCATAATAGAATTTGAGCTTCTCCGAGTTCTTATGGGCTCCGTAAATGTCAAATAAGATTTGCATATACTGATCGTCATCGGCTTTGCTAGAGAGCACCCTATTAAAAACCAGCAGCCTTCTCTGTGCTTTGTCTAAGTTCTTAAGCACAATGCCATACCTATTAGCTGGTTGTGGTGTTTTGACTCTTATAATTTCAGGTATTCTGGACTTTTTCATAACTTATATATGAAACTTAGCAGGAATACAGCGTATAACCCTTAAAATACGTAAAATATGAACGCTTTATTTACAGAAAAGTATAGACCGAAGAACTTAGAAGATCTAATCTTACCAGAACGTGTTATGACCAAATTTAAAGATGGTTTAGTGCAAAACGTTCTTTTAGCTGGTTCACCAGGAACTGGTAAAACATCAACAGCAAAAGCCATTGTGCAACAATTCGGTTTGCCTTATTTGTACATCAATGCATCAACAGATACTTCGGTTGAAGTCATCAGAACCAGAATTACAGACTTTTGTTCAACTGTATCGATCATGGATCCAGGTAAATTAAAGGTTGTTATTCTTGATGAGGTTGATGGTGTTTCTGAACAATTCTTTAAAGCGTTACGTGCAACAATGGAGCAATTTGCAAATCACTCAAGATTTATTGCAACTTGTAACTATATCAACAAGATCCCAGATCCAATCTTAAGTCGTTTTGAAGTGATTACATTTGACTTTGATAAGTCAGAAGAAACAGAATTAACTAAGAAATACATCAAGCGTGTTTATGAGATCTGTAAAACTGAAGGTTTGACCATTGAAAAAGATGCTTTAGTTGAATTTGTAAAGCGTAATTTTCCAGATCTAAGATCTACTCTTAATAAGTTACAAGGATTTAAAACCCAAGGAACAACAACTATCACATTAAATGATGTGAAGCGATTCAATTCAATCTTTAAAGATGTCTTTGAATCAATCTTTAACGAAACTGACCCAGCTAAGAACTATCAATTCTTAATGAGCGAATACGTTAATAAAGTGGATGAAGTCTTACAGTCATTGGGCTCAGATTTTATCGAATATATAAAGCAAGAACGTCAAGTTAACGTTAAACATATACCACAAATTGTCATTACAGTGGCAGAACACCAAGCTCAAAGAGTACATGTGATCGACCCAGCCATTACAATGTTAAGTTGCGTTTATAAGTTACAAACAATAGTACGTTCATAACCCCGGCGAAAAAAACTTGTAAAAAAGTTTTTTTATGTCACCGGAATTTAGTATATTAGCAATAAGAAAAACAAAAAGGTTATGAAATTTGGTAAACATACATTATTAATAGACGGTAACTACTTCGTTTACAGCCGTTTATTCGTCCTTCCAAGACCCAAAGTTGGGGAATCATTGGTTGGCACACCCGATAGCAAAGCCCAATTTATGCGTAAATTGGCTATTGACTTTGCATCAGAAATGCGTAAACTTCAGGGAATTGTAGATGAGGTCGTAGTTGCTGTTGACTCAAAATCATGGCGTAAAGATTTGTATCCTGCAGAGGAATACAAAGGTACACGTGTTCAGGACAATACAGTAGATTGGGATGGAGTTTATTCTATTTACAAAGAGTTTACCGATACATTAGCACAATTTGGTGTTAAAATTCAAAAGACAAATGGTGCAGAAGCAGATGACATCATTTATTCATGGGCATCGGAATTAGTAGGTCGTGGCAAATCTTGTATCATCTGGACCGGTGACCGAGATTTAGTTCAATTAGTTGACTATTCAAGTGCTACCGATTGTCATGTTCTTTGGTACGATTCAGCTCGTAAGAGAATGTATACTTATGAAGGTTTCATTGAGAATTTAAGCTACAGAGATTCTGAGCACATGACTGCTGATGATTTAATGTTTAATTTAGGTTCACCTACGATTATGGGATCAGACGCTGTTAAACAAAACATGGCTTCGTGGATCGACTTCAATAAAATTTCTGTTGAAGAAATCAATTGTGATGAATACATGATGGCTAAACTGTTACTCGGTGATAAGAGTGATAATATTGCAGCTGTAGTTACGTGGCAAAAAGCAACCAAAGCTGGTAAAGTTAGAAACTTCTCAGTGACTGAACAGCAAGCTTACAAAGCAGTTGAGCAATACAAAAAAGAAGCTGGCAAATTTCACATCGAAGATATGTTCGTTACATCCTGTGTAGATACTATTGTCGATATCGTTTATAGAATCGTAGCTCAAAGTAATAAGCCATCTATTAAAAGTCGATTGTCAACTAATATGAGCTTGATGTTGTTGCATAGTAACACTATTCCCGAAGGCATCCAAAAGGCTTGTTCAGATCAATGTATTGCTTTATTGAATGAAGAAAATAAAGCTGTCTATGAGACTTTGAGTGACTTTAAGAAGATCTTAAAAGATACCAATTATGTTAAGGATGTTGTGCCGACATCGATGGATCCTTTTGCAACATTAGACACTTCAAAAGAAACAAAGTCATCATCCAATGATAAAACCCAAAAGCAATTATTCTAATGTTAGATGAAACTAAGTTATTTGACTTTGTGAAAATCATGTTCACAAAGCACAAAGATTACGACCAAATAAAACAATTCACAAAGAAGCGACATCAGTTTATGATTAATCGCTTCTTTGCGATCAAATTTCCAGAGAATGCACAAATGTTCAACATCAACGGTATTGAAGGTTCCTCAGTTGTAGATTCTTGGGCCATGGTAGCGCGAAGATTTAAAAGCGTACCAACATGGTTTTATACCAAGACCAAGAAGTCTGAAACATCCAAAACAAAAAAGGAATACATACCATCAGAGAGAGCTTTAGAAATGTATATGTCTCGACACGAATTCGGTAAAAGAGAATTAGAGAACATGAAGAAATTCGCGCCAAAAGAACTATACAGTGAACTAGAGACGATTGATGAACAAATCAAAGTGTATTAATGTTTCAACCTGGACAGATAGCAGACGTTATAGACGTTATAGTTTTTAAGTATAACTATATCGACAACAGACTTTTTAATCTGTGTAAAAAATATGCGTACAGAAAGTACGAGGATGGATCAGTCGTTGTGTCTGCAAGTGCCATTAAAGCCATTCTAGAAAAATACTTTGAAAAGGAATTGGTTTCATGTTCAATGATGCCAATTGAATTAGCTTATAAGTCAGCCAATACAATCTTTTTTATTGATAAGTTGTTTCAAGAAATGCCAAATGTCAAATGGGTTAAAATGACTCTTAATACTAATAGAATTTTTAGTAGAGTAGTTGATCAAATTGAAGTTGGGCCAACTATCAAATTTACCTTTAAAATTATTCATTGTACAATAAGACTTCATGAATATTTCGATGAAGATCAACTTAGACTTTTTAATAGTTATGTCAAACCTCTTGGTTTATTCAAAGATAAACCATATACAAGAATCAAAACGATCAAGTTAATTGAACAATTAGAACGTATATTAGCCAAAGAAGCTTTTAATGAAGAAGCTGAAGTACTGGTCTTGTTCTTAGATTTATTTGATATGAAACTTGAATCTGATAATCCTGATGTGCTTTTGGTAACTGACTATTAAGTTGGATATATAAGAGAAAGCACAATCCTTTGAGAAAATTATTTAGCAATTTCGGTAAAAGAGAAGGTTTAGTCTATTTAGTTGTATTTTTCTGGATCCTGATGGGAGCATTTGGAGTTTGGAAAGAAGCTAGTTTAGTTGACCTTGCGGCGTATTTCGGTTCATTGACCGCTTACGTTGCCACATATATTTGGGCAGAATCAAAACGGCCAAGTACAAAAACAGCTATTATAAAAGCTGGTCCTTCATCTAGAAGAGAAATCATGATTTATGTTGTTGTAGCTCTGTGGGCTGTAGCTGGCGGTATAGCCATTTGGTTCAAGTCGAGTTTAAATGATTTAGCAGTTTACTTTGTTTCTTTAACTGGTTTTATAGCTAGTTGGATTGCGGGTGAAGTATATAAGCCACAAGACGAAGTAAATAAAAAGATAGAAGAGTAATGGTAAAAGGTAATGTAGCCAACGAATTAGGTGACAAAATCATCATATCTTTGATTGAACCATATCAAGGCGTAGCCAAAGTATTGGGCTATGAAATCATGACCGGTGTTAGAGGAAATTTGACACCTGGAAAAGTTACTATTGAAGCATTTTCAAATAGAGTAACAGGTTACAGAACCCGCTTTAATACAACATTTGTTGATGGTGCAAAAATCATCATAGGTAATTTAGAATATGAAATCGCATCAGTTTTGGATGATAATACATTAGAATTAGTCGATGCTCCACATGTAAGCGGTCAATTGGTAAACTATTATTTGCCAGTTAACGCTAATAATTATCTAAGTTATGAATTTAGATGGAGCCAAAGCAATGATCAATTTAGTGAATTCAGAGAATTAAATTTAAACACCAACTTTAATGACTTATTAATGTTGGAATTCGATCATTTTAAACCACTATGGATCGATATCAAAGGAACTATCGAAGCTCTTTCAACAGCAAATGAGATTCACATCTTGTCAATTACATTCTCGTTAGAAACACAAGATGGCTTAATTGATGCATGTCCACAATTTTGTGGAGTTTGTGATCCATACGTTTCTGTTGGTTGTGCAAATATTAGAGTAGATTGTGTTTTACCCGAGAATTTGTTTAAACCATACGCTTTAAATAAGGCTGATAACGTTTATAGACAATTAAACATGATGGCTAATGACATCTTTGGTCATCAAACGCGATATTACAGAACAGAACCAGATCAAAGAACAAAGGATGTTATCTTAATGGAATATTCTCTATATAATGTAGTTGACGAAGGTTTGCTTAAAATCATGGTACCTGGTAATAAAATGCCAACTCGTGAATTTAATTACAATATCTTTGGTATGGAATTTGATGATTTCGAAGTACATATCGTTGACGAACATTTTCAAAATGTTTTTGGTCATAAGAAAACTCCACATGCTAAAGATTACTTATTCTTTCCATTAATAAACAGAGTTTATGAAGTTGTTTCTGTTAGTTTAGCAGATGAATTTAATATGAACACTACATATTGGAGAGTGATGTTGCGTAAATATGAAAATCATTCAGCTACTATCAAGAATACTGAAGATGAAATGTTAACTGATCTTGTAGTTGGCGTTGAAGATATTTTTGGTGAAGAGATCCAAAATGAATTTGAAAAGGTTACTAAACCTCAACAATATAAAACTGTTAATAAACAATATGCTGACGGTGTTAGAATATTTACAAACAAGCATATTAAAATAATGGATGAAACCATCAATAACCGATGGACAATGGTTTCTAGAAATTGTTATAATCTTACTGAAGTTGATGTAAATGAGGATGCGGTAGTGTATCAGGCTCCGGCTAATTTAGTAGCTAAAGATTCATTAGCATTTACAACATGGTTTAAACCTAAATTTGCAATGACAGATACTAGTGATTATTATTTAATAAACGGTAGCTACGTTAATACTGGCTTTGATGTTATTATGAATTCGACGACTGTCAAAATCAATATTAATGGTATTCAATATACACAAGCACATGGATTAATACTTGATCAACAATCTTGGTATTCTATGGTTGTCAATATTAACAATGAATTTGGTGAGCTTTCTGTTTATATTTATAAATTATATCGTCAAGATAATTATACAACACCACAAGCTGCTGATAACTCTTTACAGCAAATGCTAAAATGGGTAACTCCAATTAGTCAATTAGCAGTATGGACGACAGATGACTCAATGTATAGATTAGTTGGAACTAAATTCTGGTTAACTAATATCAGAATATTCAATAGAATCATTGAAGAAGAACAACACTCTAACGTATTGAATCAATATGTAGTTAGAGATTCTGATAAGGTTATTGTAACTGATAATGCTATCCCGTCATCTACTCTAGTTAAACTGAAAAACGCTAGATAAAGCTCGGCGATATATAAAACAGCAATAATACATTATTTATGTCAAAATCCATGAAGGACCAAGCCGACGAAATTCGTCGTGAACTTGAAGATTTAATAGGCCCAGATGAAAGTTTAGATCTTGTCAAAGATCCAGAACTTCCAGCATTAAGACCAACAAGCGGAACAAATTACGCTGAGTTAAAGGGCAGTGCAGAAAAGAAAGCGAAGAAGACAATAGAATCTTTAATGAAATTCTATTTAGATCAAGACTTGATCGATAATAACGAATACGTTAAAGCAAAACAAAAAATGGATGAGATGACAATGTCATCTTTGGTGTATCAATTGCAAGCTGGTGAAAAAGCATTAACTACTCTTTTAGAAACTATCGATGGTGGAGAACTTTCCCCAAGAATGTTTGAGGTACTTGCTACCTTACAGAAATCAATGTTGGATATTATCAAGTCTCAAACGATGTATCTAATGGCAGCTGAAGAATCTGTTAAAAGAATTTCTAGAGATGCTGAATTATTTCATCAAAAAACAAATAAAGAAATTACAGGTGGAGGTGCTCCAATATCGACAGATGGTGCATCAGTTCAAAGAGGTACAAAAGATCTTATGCGAGCAATTGCAGAGGGTATGAAAGCTGAAATTGAAGATGTCAATGCTGAGCCGATAGAAGAACCTGAAATTGAAGAAACAGATTTCGATCAAGACGATGAGTGATTACGTAGGAGATAATAGATGGATACCTAAGGATGGCGAAAGTGATGTAGATTCATCACGCGTAGTTTGGTCTACTAAAGCCATTAATGAGTTGATCTTAGCGATGGATATGGGTTACAAACCCAAAATCGCAATGCCTTTTTATGAAGGAAGACAACAGCTACGTAGAGGTAACATCGTATTTGAATATACTGAAGAAGAACTAATTGAATTAGCAAAATGCGCAAGAGATATTGTTTATTTTGCTGAGAAATATGCTGTTGTAATGACAGATGAAGGTATTCAGAAAGTAAAACTTCGTGAATATCAAAAAGAAATGTTGAGAAACTATCAAAACAATCGTTTTAATATTGTTTTGGCTGCTCGCCAGATTGGTAAAACAGTTACATCAGCAATTTTCGTTGCATGGTACCTAATTTTCAACATTGATAAGAATGCTTTATTATTAGCCAACAAAGCAGATACTACTAAAGAAATTATTGATAAGACTAAAGTTGTAATTGAGAATATGCCTTTCTTTTTGAAACCGGGTATTCACAAATATGACGTTATGAATATGAAGCTTGATAATGGTTGTCGTTTGATTGGTCAATCAACAACTGCCAAATCAGGTATCGGTTTTACCATTCACTTACTATTCTTGGATGAGTTTGCCCACATTCCACCTAATATTGTAGATCCATTCTATGAAAACGTTTATCCTACGTTATCTTCTTCGAAGGTTTCTAGGATTATTATCACGTCAACACCTAACGGATTTAACAAGTTCTACGAAATTTATTCAGCTGCCGATGCAGGTCAAAATGAATATAAAGCATTTAGGGTCGATTGGTGGCAAGTACCTGGAAGAGACGATGCATGGTATAGACGTGAACTTAAAAACTTAGGTTCTGAAGAAGCATTTAACAGACAATATGGTAATGAGTTCGTAAGTTCTAGCTCTTTATTATTGGATCCTCAAGAGATGAAGGTCTTAAGAAAGCGCATGAAGAAATTTGAGCCAGTTGAGTTAGATGACTTTGACAATATACACATTGATGTCAGTAAGCATTTATTCTTTGATCCTTCTTTTGATGTTGAATCAGCTAAAAACGAAACAGATTACTTTTTATTCTCAATTGATATTGCTGAAGGAAATGGAGGAGATTACTCGGTGATTAACATTTTTAAAGTTGATCCAATGAGCAAAAAAGAGATTGAAAACGTAGTTAGCCCTGGTGCAATGTATGATTTCTTTAAACTTAAGCAAGTTGCTGTCTTTAGATCTAATGAGCATCCTATTGAGGATTTCGCTAAGATCTTATATACGTTAGCAATTGACGTTTTCAATGCTGAAAATACCAAACTAATCATTGAATACAACACATACGGATCTATTCTAATTAAATACTTACAAACAGTTTTCCCTCAAAGAAATGACTTTGATGAAGAAATGATTTTAAGATTTAAACATAGACATGATAGCACTGTTTTAAAACCTGGTATTAAAGTAAAAGCAGACAATAAACCAATTTTCTGCCAAAACTTTAAAAAATTATTCTCAATGAATCGTATTGATACTAGAGAATGGTTTACGGCAAAAGAAGCATCAGTATTTGGTAAGCTTAAAAATGGTAGTTATGGAGCTCAAATGGGCAATGACGATACTATTATGACAGCAATTACTGCTACTGAATTCTTTGGAACTACAGACTATGCGGATTTCGTGGAAGAATTATTGGATACTATTGATTCAAATTTATACGATCACATGGAAACTGTGTTATATAAAGATGTAGAAGACGCCGGAGATCTTCAATACGATATTTATGATCTATTGAAATAAAACCCAAAGTCGAATAGATATATAGATAAAATACTAAAAAATAAATAGTCTAAAATCATGGCACTTAGTCCACAATTATTACAATTTAAGAGTTCAGGCGTATACCGTTTAGAATTCGATAAGTCACAGACTGTTAACATTCCTGCAGAAACAATCAGATTGATTGTTGGTCACTCTAAAAAAGGACCTTACAATACTCCGACTTTCGTAGAAGATGTAGCACAGTTTGCAAACATTTATGGAAGCATTGACTCTTCTTTAGAGAAAAAAGGAATGTACTTCCACAGATCAGCTATCGCTGCTTTACAAAGAGGTCCAATTTTAGCTCTTAACGTAGCGGCAATGGGTTCAGGCGATACAATTAATGGTATTAGTTTATCAACAAACGCAGCTTCTGGTGAAACTGCAGTTGTAACTACACCAGCTTATTCAGATGTACACAATACAGATAAATTTTGGTTCCCGAATTCTGATATCGCTATTCAAAATAATACTGATTTCGCTAACACTGACAGAGTTTTAAACTTTGTTAACCTTAAAGGTGAAAACATTTCAGTTATCGTTAAGCAATCTGCTAACACAAAAGGTTTTGAAATTAAAGCTTCAGAATGGTTTGGATTTAACAACGTACCTTCTTACATTTCTCCAGATGATTTCATCTCTGATTTCATGGTAGATGTTTATGTTTTTGCTGGTAAATATGATGCACAAACATTGGATACTGATCCAGTTTTTGGTTCTTATTTCAAAGAAGATGCAAATAATAATGGTTCTTATGGTTTAGATAAAGCTAAATTAAATTCATTTGCTAACTTAAAGCAAGTAAGTCTAGTAGCTCAATACACTGGATCTTTGTTACCAAATTTCACAGATCAAGAAGGTAGAAACTTAAATATCGAAACTCTTATCAACTTAGAATCTTCAAGAACAGGTTTATTCTGTATTCTTAATGAAGCAGCAGTTGAAGCAACAGGTTTGGATATCGTTGGTCATACTTATGCTCCTGGTACAATTTTATCTTACACTGAAGAAGAAACAGCAGATAGAGAAATTACTCTAGCAGGTATTGTTGATGATGTTACATCTAATACATTCCAATACAATTTGAATTACTATGCTCCATCTACAGTAAACATTACAGGAAATACTGGTATTACTCCAACAACAAACTCTTTAGTTATTGCAGGTGTAAACGTTACAGCTTCTTTACCAACTAGCAAATATGTTAAATTAAGTAATGGCGATTACGCACAAATTCTTACTTCAACATTTGCAGCAGGTGATACTACTATTACATTTACTGGTACATTAGAAGCTTCTTATTCAACTACTGTTGTAGCTTATACTCCAGCCGTTCATACTAATGATTTAGCAGTTGGAATGTATGTTGAATCTGCAACTTCAGGTAGAATGGCTAAAATTGTTAGAGTAACGACAACTACTACTCCTAATGTATTATTAATTACAACTAGCGAAGCTTATAATTCAGGTTTTACAACAGCATACAAATCTTTTGAATCAAATGCTAGCATTTACTTAGTACATAATTTAGATAAATTTGTAACTCCTACTTTGACTATCAAAGAATGTTTAGATACATTATCAGGTACTAAATTAAAAGATGCTTTAGTTGATAAAGATAATATTACTTTCAGATACATCGTTGACACTTTCGGTTCTTACGAAGCTGCAAATGGTTTATTGAACAAACATCAATTATCTAGTTTAGCTAAAGACAGACAAAATGCTTCTGCTATTTTGAATGCTCCGATGGTTAAAGAATTCAAAATGTCAACTGATCCTTCTTTCGTAGACATGGACGGTAACTTTGAATCAAGTTACGTAAAAGATGGTGGTAATTTAGCTTTAAACCCAACTTCATTGTACGCGATGCCTGATATTACTTTAGGTGCTAACTACGGTTTCTGGTATGGTCCTGGTTTAAACGTTAGAGAAAACGGTAAAAACTTAGTTATTCCACCAGCAGCTTACGTTTCAAATAACTATATCGCTAAATACTCAGCAGATTTACCTTGGTCAATTGTTGCTGGTCCAAGAAGAGGTATTGTAAGTGGTCCTGGAGTTGTAGGTGCAGAATATGCATTCGATAAAAACGACAGAGATAATTTAGAGCCATTTGGTATCAATCCAATTGTATTCCAAAGAGGTTCAGGTTTGGTTATCACTGGTAACAAAACAGGTCAACAAAATATTAAGTCAGCACTTTCTTCTGCTCACGTAAGAGAAGTATTGATTTACATCCAAGACGGATTAGCTGCAATCTTGAAAAACTACGTATTTGAATTTAATACTGCTCAGACTAGATTAGAGATTAAAACTTTAGCAGATTCATTTATGGAATCAGTTAAGTCTGACACTGGCGTTTATGCTTACAAAAACGTAATGGATTCAACTAACAACACTAATGAAGTTATTGATTCGAATATTGGTATTCTTGACACTTATGTTGAACCGGTTAAAGGTTTAGAAATAGTTGTAAGTAGAACTACAGTATTAAATACTGGAGAAATCGCAACAGGAAACTTTTCATAATAAAATAAAATAAAAGCAATATACAATGTCTAATTTACCACATTACTCAAACGATCAAACTTCTAAGAAAGGAAGAAATTTCGAACCGATTCAAGGTAATTTATTTGAAGTAACTATTATTCCACCGGCTGGCATTGCAGGAGGTGAGATGTTGTTGCAACATGTTAATACTATTGGCGGTTTAGATACAATTCACAGAGAAATTGCAGCTGTTGAGCAAAAATACAAATGGGTTACTAGATCTTATGCTGGTATGCCTGACGGTACTGCGCACGACATCACAGTTAACTTCTCTTTGAACTTAAATGACGCAAACCAAGCGTATCTTTATAAAACCATTAAAGACTGGTACACTCTTCAATACAATAGTGCAACTGGTGAAATGGGATTGAAAAAAGATTACGTAGGTACTATTATTATCACACAATTCAATAGAGTTGGTGATATTTACAGAACACTAACATACGAAGAATGTTTCTTAACATCTGCAGTTGGTTTAGGTGACAATGATTACTCAGCACCTGACGCTAAAACTATAGAAATCGTTTGGAGATCTGACGTAGCTAAAGAAGAATTAGCGTAATAAATTTTTGGAGAGTTTTCTTAGGGAAACTCTCCTTTTTTTCGCAAGATAAATATAATATGTTAATAACATAGTAAAATGGAAATTCAAAAACTAACAGAAAAATTACAGGTTCTGATAACAAAGGAGGAATCTGCTGGATTAAATTCAGCCATCTTAAGTGATGCCATTGAAGATAATCAAAGACCTGTTTCTGTCAGCGCTTATATCAGAAATTTAATCAAACGAGATTTATTACAGAGAGGCATGACGGAACAGAAATCATACATAAAAGATAAAATCAATAAACTTAACAAACAATAATTATGTCAGAAGAATTAGACGACCTATTAAACCAAAAAGAAAATGAAGGTGGTGCCTTCCAAAATCCAATGATTGATCAGATTAAATCTGAAGGTCTCGGAAGTGTTAACATGGATCGTTTTGGTCCTGATCAAGCTAGAAGTGCTTCAGAAATTTTAGGATGGATTGCAATGGATCTTAAATCTTTACCTTCTCGTGGTAAATACTATCCAGCTGATGCCCTTTTACAGATTAGATCTGCAAGGGTTAATGAGATTAGATATTTCTCAACAGTTGATGAAAACAATTTGATTGATGTTGAAGACAAATTAAACTACATCGTTAGTAACTGTATTCAATTCAAATCAGGAAAAAGAATGTTATCTTATAAAGACATTTGTGAAGAAGATCGTATCTTTGTTCTTTTGTCTATTAGAGATTTAACTTTCCCTGAGCCTGAAAACAAATTGATCTTTAAAACCCGTAACAAACAGGGTGAAGAGGTTGATATCGAGCTTAAGTCTGAATATTTTCAAACTACTGAAATTCCAGAAGAAATTGAAAACTATTATGATGAAAACATTAGAGCTTATCGTATCAAGACAAGATCTGCTGGAGAAGTTATCATGCGACCTCCTTCAATCGGTATCATGACACAGGTTACTGAATACATCAAAGAAAAGGAGCAAAACAAGAAGCCTTGGGATAGAGCCTTTATGCAGATATTTCCTTACATTCAAATTGATTGGAGAGGAATGGATGAAAAACGTATCTTTGCTGCTGAAGTAGAATTCAAAGGTTGGGATGAAAAGAAATACATGGTTATTTACAGATTAGCTGAAAAAATGAAAATTGGGGCGTCAGCAGAATTGGTGGCGAATATTGCGGGTGAGGAGGTCCGTGCCCAAATTGATACATTTCCAGGCGGCATCAAAAGTCTTTTCGTTATTCAAGATCTCTCTGGAGAACTTCTTTAAGGTTAAGTTTCACTTCGCAAAGCAACTTAGAATTCAGCCGAGCGAAGTGGATCAAATGCCTTATTACGAATATCATTATATGTTAGATTTCCTAATTAAAGATATTAAAGAAGAGAATAAGAGAACTCAAGAACAAAACGAAAAACAAGGAGCGTCAGTTCCAAAAATGCCGAAGATGCCAAGTATGCCGAAAATTCCTAACATGAGGAAGTACTAAGGTGTAATTGATATATAAGGTAGAAAAACATTAAGGATTAAGTGGTATTCAAATCAATATTTGAGAAATTCTCAGCTGAAAACGCTACAAAATTACAAGCAAGTGTCTCCGATCTACAACAAGTAGTCGGAGGCATCGCTGCTATGGGAGCAGTTACTGCTGAAAAAATAGATTTGATTGCCAAGAATTCAGTTCTACAAGTTGGTTGGTTAAGACAAATCCACAAAGTTTTAGTTAAAGGTTCTGCTACACCAAAAGAAAAAGCAGAAGCTACTAAAAAAGAAAAAGGAGATTCACCAGCAACAACTTTATTTGGAAGCAATGATAAAAAAGGCAAAGGTGTTCTTAAGGGAATCAAAGAAGCTGCAGTTGCCTTAGTTTTAATTGCAGGAGCTTTAGTTATTTTTATCGGTGCAATGGCATTAGCTGGTGTACTTATAAGTCCAAAAATGATTCCGGCGATTTTAGCAGTTACTTTAGCAATAGCTATAGTTACTTTAGCTTTCTCTCACATGATAGAAACCATGGCTAAAAATAAGGTTAAGGGTAAAGATGTTTTAATGGCAGCTTTAGCTGTTGCTATCATGGCACCAGTTATTGTTTTCACAGCATTAATTTTCTTATTGTTACCAGATCAATATAAAGCGCCAGATCCTATGTGGACTTTATTAGCTGGATTCTCAATCTTAATATTCTCAGTTTCTGTTGCATTATTATTAAAGGGCGGTGGTAGAACTTTAGGTAGAAATAAAAGCTTAGTCTTTACATTACCACTTCTGATTGCAGGTTTAGCATTAGCTATTGTTGCAGCAGCTTATATTTTTCAATTATTACCAGATACTTATGTTGCTCCACCGCTTGAGTGGTCTTTCCAAGTTGGTATGGCTTTATTAGCATTCTCATTTCCAGCAATGGTTTTAAGTTTAATGGGATGGTCATTTTTACAAATAGCTATGATTCCGTTATTAATGGTAGCATTAGCTGGAGCTTTATTAGGTGCAGCGTGGATTTTATCTTTTGCACCAAATAAATGGATCTCTCCACCGTTGGATTGGTCTCTTGGTGTAGGTGTATCATTATTAATGTTTGGTGTAGTTGCAGCTTTATTAGGTAAAGTTGTACAAATGACAGGTGGACCTATTCCATTCTTAATAGGTGCATTAGCATTAATCGTTTTAGCAGTTGTAATCGATGCAGTAGCGTGGATCATGATGGCATTACCACCAAGTTTATTTAAGAAAGGTGGAGTTTTATATCAAGTAGCTGATACAATGGAATATTTCGGCTTTAAAATGGTAAATGTCTTTGTTTATCTAGTTAAAGAATTAATGCCTTATGTTAAAGAGTTTATCACATTCATGGCAAATCTATTCGTAGACATTTTCCCTAAAATTGTTGATCCATTGAATAGATTCATTGATGCATTAGCAACTTCATTTGGTAGATTATTAGACCATGTTGTACCTTTGATTACAGCAGCATTTGAAGGAATTGCAACTGTGTTGAGAGCAGCTTCAGAAATTATTGTTCCAATTATCAATGCAATTAAAGATGTAATTTTAGGAGTACTTGATTTTATCATTAAAGGTTTCCAAGAATTTAGAGGCTTTATTACTGATTTAGCTAATATTGGAGCAGGAAATATCGCAGCAATTGGAGTTTCTTTATTTTCTTTAGCCGGCGGTTTAGCAGCTGTAATGGCAGTATTAGCTGGTGGAGCTGCAGCTCAAGGAATAGGAAATGCTGTCGGTGCATTAGGTAATATGGCTGCAGACGCATTTAATGCAATTGGTGGTCTTTTTAGTGGTGAAGAGAAATCTGAAGAACCAAAAATGGATCCAATGCAATTTATTAGTTTTGTTGCATCTAATGTTGGAGCTTTAACTGAAGCGGCAACTGCATTAGAAAAAATTGCAAAATCAATGGCTCAAATTGTATCATTAAAGCCAACTGAAGGAATCATGAAGTTTATGACGCATTTTACCAATTATGCTAAAACAATTTCAGGTGGATTCTTAGGAATAGGAGGACCAGTTGAAGCTATTGTTAAAGCAAATTCAAGTTTCATTGCATTATTCAAACAGATTCAACAAACTGATGATATGAAATTGATGAAAGTCAATGACATTCTAAACAACACAGCCAATTTAATGAGATTGGACAAAGCAGATGATGTTGAAACAGCATTAGAAGCAGTGACTCAGTTTATTAGAGATGCTGTTGGTGTAATAGCCGACAATGCGGATGCAGTTAAAGAAGTTGCAAAAGGAACTGAAGTTTCCCAATCTGAACTTAAACAAATGATCGAGCAGATGAAACTTGCTGTTGAAAAAATGGGAGCGACAGATGTTGGATCTAGTATTAAATCAGCATTAAGTTCTTCTACATTGTCAGTTAACGTCAAAAACGTTAACGATTTCCCTAGAAAATAAGGACTAATCTTACCTCTGGGCCTAAACCCTTAGTTCTATGTTAGTTTATCACTTTAGTTTCATTTGAAACAATAGCCTATAGTGTGATATAAAAATAAAAATTATGTCAGGTATAACTAGTCAAACATCACTCGTAGATTCTTCAACTATAGAATCATTTCACTATAATAATACAAGTCAATTACTTTTAGTTACATTTAAACATGGTAAAAGTTATTCTTATTCTGATGTTGACAAAGCGACATATATACAATTCATGACTGATGCTTTTGACAGTCCGGGCAAAGCCCTAAATTCTCACATCAAAGGTAAATTTGACTTCATTTTATTAGATTAAAATTTAATAGACGATAGATATGGTATGGTTAATTCCATGCCGGTTCGTCTAATGGCAGGACGCACAACTCCGACTTGTGAAATAAAGGTTCGAGTCCTTTACTGGTAACCATTTTTTTCGTGGATAAATAGTAAAAAATAAAGAACCATTTAATGGATAATAATTATTTACCAAGACTCGTCTATCTTATAGAATATACAGATGGAAGTAATCCAAATCCGGGTCGAATTTCATTCGATAGTCCAGATGTTCCATCTATTACAAATATTAAAATACATGATCAAGATCTTAAAGATAACAAAAATGCTTATCTAAAATCTGAAATAACTTCGGGTGCTAAAATTACTATTTTAAATAGTGAAAATCCTGAACGTTATATTATGTTCTCTGTTAATTCAATTAGCTATTCTGATTTTGATTTAAATGGAACAATTAACGGAATAAGTCTAGATGTTACATACTTAAATAGAAATTTAGGAACAGTAAATGGTCAAGAAATTGATCAAGCGTTAGTTTTTAGAAGAGGTATTAAAGTATATTTTACGGTCGATTCTACTGCTGGTTCAACAGGTGCTCAAGGAGCTGAAGGTGCTCAAGGAGCTGCTGGTCCAACAGGTGCTCAAGGAGCTATTGGACCTAAAGGAAACACAGGTGCTCAAGGTCTTACTGGTGCTGGAGCTCAAGGAGCTGAAGGTGCTCAAGGTGCAATAGGAGCTCAAGGTGATGTAGGTGCTAAAGGTGAGATTGGTGCTCAAGGTTCTATTGGTCTTCAAGGTGCTGAAGGAGCTCAAGGTGCTGAAGGAGCTCAAGGTGCTGCAGGTGCTAAAGGCGAGATTGGTGCTCAAGGAGCAAATGGTATTGATGGTGCTCAAGGAGCAACTGGTTCTGGTGCTCAAGGTGCTCAAGGTGCTGAAGGTGCTCAAGGTGATGCAGGTGTTAAAGGTGAGATCGGTGCTCAAGGAGCAAATGGTATTGACGGTGCTCAAGGTATTGATGGTGCACAGGGTGCAACCGGATCTCAAGGTGCAACTGGTGCCCAAGGAGCAATTGGATCTAAAGGTGAGATTGGTGCTCAAGGTGCTAATGGTCTAAATGGAGCCCAGGGTGCAACTGGATCTACGGGTGCTCAAGGTGCTAATGGTATAAACGGAGCTCAAGGAACTGCTGGTGCAAATGGAGCTCAAGGAGCTGCTGGTGCAAATGGAACTGACGGAGCTCAAGGAGCTGCTGGTGCAAATGGAACTGACGGAGCTCAAGGTGCAAATGGTACAAACGGCGCTCAAGGTGCAAATGGTACAAACGGCGCTCAAGGGGCTCAAGGTGCAATAGGAGATAAAGGAAATAATGGAGCTCAAGGAGCTGCTGGTATAAATGGAACTGATGGTGCTCAAGGTACTGCAGGTTTATCTGGTATTGATGGAGCTCAAGGTTCTACAGGTGCTCAAGGTGCTGATGGAACAAACGGTGCTCAAGGTGCTGATGGAACAAATGGTGCTCAAGGTGCTGATGGTGCTCAAGGCACAGATGGAGCTCAAGGTGCAGTAGGTGCACAGGGTGTAACTGGAAATAAAGGTTCGACTGGTGCACAAGGTGCAGTTGGAACTATAGGTGCACAAGGTGTAACGGGAGCTCAAGGAGCAAATGGTATTAACGGTATTAATGGTGCACAAGGCGCAGTTGGATCTATGGGTGCACAAGGCTCAGTTGGAACTAAAGGAGATACTGGTGCACAAGGAGCAGTTGGAACTACAGGAGCTCAGGGTTCTGTGGGTATAGATGGTGCTCAGGGTTCTGCTGGTTTATCGGGAATAGATGGTGCTCAAGGTGCAAATGGTGCTCAAGGTTCTGCTGGTACAAATGGAGCTCAAGGTTCTGCTGGTACAAATGGAGCTCAAGGTTCTGCTGGTACAAATGGAGCTCAAGGTGCAAATGGAGCTCAAGGTTCTGCTGGATCTACAGGAGCTCAAGGTGCAAATGGTACAAATGGAGCTCAAGGTGCAAATGGTACAAATGGAGCTCAAGGTGCAAATGGTACAAATGGAGCTCAAGGTGCAAATGGTGCTCAAGGTTCTGCTGGATCTACAGGAGCTCAAGGTGCTCAAGGAACATCAGGAACAAATGGTGCTC